GTCGGATGCATCGGCAACGGTCGGGCCGACGAATCCGAGGAACTCGATCCCGTCGACGACCTTGCCCCGAAACTGCTGCATCAGCGCCTCGATGCGCGTCGACCATGGCGCGTGTGATGGATCGAGGCCTGTGCCAATGGGGACATAGAGCCCGACGCGAAAGCTCCCGGTTTCCTCGTGATAATTCGTCATCGCTCCGAACGAGTATTGCCGCTCATCGGTCACGGGGAAGGTCAGCGCCATGAAGGCGCTATTGTCAGACGGAACAGCGCCGATCTCGTTGGGATAATCCACGACTGTGTAAGACCAGTTCGCCGCAATGATGCTGGCGACAGTGTTCTGGACCGCAAGAGACGCCATCGGTCACCTGCCACTCAGTTCGAGCTCGTAGGCGACGAGCGCGCCCTGAACGCGCCGCGTCGCATCGTCAATCGCCGTGATGACGAGCGTCTTGTCGTTCCAGATCAGGCGGTCCTGCTTTGGCAGAAGCGGGGTCGGGAAGTCCGCGGCCGTTACGGAGTCGGCGAGCACGATCACCTTGCGTCTCAGTTGCTGAACGGAGCCGACCACGTCCGACGCGTGCATTTCCGTCACCCACCCGACAACCTCATAATCTCCGGCGCCTTGGCCAGACAGCCGGCGCAGCGTGACCGTCTCTCCGGGTCCGAAATGGGACGCGAGCGCACGGGCATAGGAGGCGGCGACGCGTTTGGGCAGCATTTAAGCGGTCACCGGCTGGCGATAATTGTCGAGAAGGCTCTGGACGCCGGGCGGGAGATTGGCGCCGCCGGCGTCGTCTTTCCCGCTCGCCACCCAATAATCCGCCTCCCACACGTTGGGCACGCTTTCCCGCCTCAGAAGCGGATCTCGGCCGCGGGCGTAGTAGCGCCCCGCAACCGTGCGAATTGCGGCGTCGGACACATCGGCGGGGACGGTCGCATAGCCTGCGGCATAGTCGGCGACGATTGGATAGGCGCCCCAGCGCGACGGATAAGCGTTGGCGTCGAGCCGGATGATCTGGCCTCTCGCCCGGTCGAGGATGAAGTCTTCGTCTTCGACGAGGAGTTCTCCGTCTTCCTTGATCGAGGAGAGCGCTGTCACCGGCCAACGGGAAAGCTGGATGGGATCGATCCCGCCGACGATCGTCTGCAGGGGAACCTCCCGCGAAGGGTAGAAGCGATCCTTCAGCGCTTCCACGGCAAAAACGCGATTGCAGAAGTTCTCGATGGCGGCCGACGCCTCGGCGATGTAGCGCGCCAGAACGTCATCCCGCGCGGAATCCACGCTGACCAGATTGAGCTCCGCCTTGACGATGGCGAGCGTCGTCAGGTCATGACTGCCTGCGCCGCTCGTGACGGTCGAAATGATCGCGAATCGCCCTTGCGGGCCGACGCCGAGGCCCGCCATCTGTCAGCTCGCCCGCCTGGTCTTGCAGGTTTGGACCGGGCGCTGGCGCGGCCCGACGGGCGCAGGAGCCGGATCTCTGACCGCAGACGCGTCGACGGCATGGGGCCTGTCGGGGAAACAATGCGCGACCGCAAAACCCTCGCGGATCATCCGATCCGCCTGCCCGGCCGGGAGAAGAGCCGTCGCGTGGGCCTGCCACGGGAACATCTCTTTGATGAATCTGACGCACTTGATCATTGTTGGCCTCGGTGAGACGGAGAAGACGCGGGGCATGCCCCGCGCCCATGCGGCTTACTGCGGCAGGCGATCGTAACCAGCCAGATTGAACATGCCGACGACCAAGGCCGTGTCGGTAGCGGTTGCGCTCAGATCCGGCGTGAACAGCAGGCGGACGTAACGGCGCGCCGAGGAGAGATCGACGCCCGGAATTTCCGTCGCGCCGGAGAGCGTGGCGCCGCCGGTGGGGCCCGTCGCGACAACGCCCGGATCCGTGTAGGTCGCGAAATCAGCCCAGTTGGAGCCGTCGGCGCTGTCCTGGACTTTGACGGTCTTCAAGGTCAGCGTCTTGGTCGCCGCGAGAGTGGCCGTCCACAGAACGACGATCTGCGCGTTGAGGGGGATGCCGGCCTTCTCGAAACGGTCGATCGTGGCGCCGGTGATGGCGGTGTTGTCGCCCGCGCCGCCGGCGGTCGCGGCAGTCACAACCGTCGCGAGCTTCGGTAGAACGAGGGACTTCACGTCCTTCTGCAAGACGATGGTCATTTACGTGGTCCTTCGAGGAGAGAGGGAGCGCGGCCCTCAGGCCGCACTCGTCAGGAGATTAATGATCAGGAGACAGCGGGAGCCCAGCGCACCGCCTGGATGACCGCGATGGACGCGTCATGGCGCATCTGATGATCGTGCTCGGAGATGGCGCGGATGATCGTCTGGTCCTGCTGGAAGGCCGAGATCGTCGCGCCGTTCTCGTCGACGTAGGTTCCCTCGCGCGACACCGCGAGCTCCATCTGCATCGAGTCGAAGATCATGTCCTCGCTCATCTCCACAAGGAAGACGAAGGAAAGATCCTTGTTCGACCCGTCTGCGTTCCAGTAGCCTGTGCCGATCTGCGTGGTCTTGAAGAGGGGATAGCCCAGTAGGCGCCCGCGCATGAGCTCGTCGCGAAACACATACAGGCCGAGGCTGTTCACCGCATTGAACAGATAGTTGTAGGTGCGCGGATGGAAGAACCACGCGCGGCGGGTCTCGGGGACATTCGCCGTGTCGAGGCGGTTCACGGCCCCGGCGAGCGCGTTTTGAACGCTCGTCAGATCCACGGTCTGGTTCGCGGTGATGAAATTGCCGCCTGTGGAATTGGGCGGATCAGCCGCGTTGACCGCGAAGGTCGAGTTGGCGGAAGTCGACCACACCCCGATCGTGCCGCCCTTGGCCGCGACCCAGCCATTCGCAAACGACAGGAAGCCGCGCGGCGTATCGGCCGTCCCGTCGCCAAGTAGAAAGGCGAGGTCTTCGCGCAGGGCCATGACCCGCACGAGATCGTCGCGGACGAAGGCGTCGACCGCCGGGTCGGCGTAGCGCATCATGTCGTTCGACACCGGCACAAGCGCGGTGAGCTTCTTGTAGGTGGCGACGATGCGGTTCAGCGACGGCTCGGACTTGGCGATCGCCTTGTTCTCGTTGCCATAGCTGGCCGTGGCGGCGCTGGCCTGCCCCGGCAGGGTCATGGTGCCGCGCGGCATCGGCAGGACCCGCGGACCGGCAGAGCGCACGACCGTCTGCGCGCGCAGGAGCGGGATGATCTCGTTCATCACGTCGGGGGGCACGATGAAGCCACCGGCGGCGCCGGTGGCGGTGACGAGCGCCTTGGTGACCGGGTGGGCCTCACCGTAGACATCCATCGATGCCTGTCGCGCAGCGTAAATATTGCCGTTGCCGACGCCGATCATCTTGGCGATGCCGCCGAGCAGCAGCGATTTTTCCTTGGCGTAGGGCGAGGTTTCGGGAGCGGCGGGAACGCGCGAGTCGGCCGTTGAGTCCTGACCGGGCGCCGGCTGCGCGGTTTTGGCCGCGAGCTCCTGAGCCGCCTTCACGCGCTCGATCTGGGCGTCGAAGGCCTCGACTTCAGCTTTCAGGCGGTCGTATTCCGGCTGATCCTCCGGAGAGAAATCCTTCTTGGTGGCAAGCGCTTCGAAAGCGACGAACGACCTCTCGCGCGCTGCGCGCAGTTCTGTGATCTTCATGACATGGCCTTTCGCGCCGAGGTCATTGACCGCGGCGTTATATGCGTTGATGGGGGATCGCGCCTGTCGCGCGTCAGTGGGCCGCCTTCAGTCTCAGGACAGCCAGATCGCGCGCGCGCTGTGTCAGCGCCGGCGCCGCCTTGCCCGTGTCGGGCGTGGATTCTTCTGCTTCATTCTCGCCGGCGTCTTCTTCCGGCGATTCGATCTCGGCGAGCATGGCTTTGATGAGCGCATGGCCCTCCTCGATCATCTTGCAGGCCGAACTGATACGCGCATGCGTGGCCTTGGAGAGAACGCGACCCGCTTTCGTGCGCGCCATCGTCTCGTCAGCGGACTCAACCGCGCTCTCCATCTGCGCGTCATAATGATCGAGGACGGCAGTAGCCTTCGCCGCGACGTCACCAGGGAAATCCGCGCCAGCGAGCGCCGCGCGAGCGGCCACCAGCGTTCCGGGGTCCACCATCAGCCGTCCGTCGACAAGCTTGGCGAAGGGAATGACGTAGGCCTCGGGCTTGCCCGCCGCCGTGGCGTCATAGGCGAGGAAGCCCTTGTGCGTCGTTTTGGAGTCGATGTCCGCATCAAGGATCGCAGTTGCCTCGGCGCCCAAGGGCGCGAAGGGAAGATTGAGCGAGGCGCCGACGCGCCAGTTGCGCTCGGGCAGCTTGCGCTCGATCACGGTCGCCTCGGCGTTGCAGGGCACAGTGACGAGGCTCAGTTCGAGGAGCTCCCACTTCTTGATGTGCACGCCGCCGCCCTTGATCGGCGCGGCCTCCTTTTCGATGAAGCCCGGCGACACGGTATTGAGCACGCCGGCCTTCGCCAGCGCGCAATATTCGTCGGCCCGGGCCGACGCGCCTTCGGGCGCGAAGGTGACGACGGCCTCGACGCGATCCGCCTTAATCTCGATGTCCGCCGTGCCGATCGGCGACGCGCGGTCGTGATCGGCGAGGACGATGGGGTTGGCGCGATAGGCGGAAACGTCGATGCCCGTCGGCTCCAGCACATCCTTCACGCGATCAGGGGTCGGCGTCGAGACGATCACCCGGATCTGACGCACACCGAGCGTTGTGTCGTCCACGACGGCACCCGGCAGAAACTTGTGCTTCAGGCTCATGCAGCCGGGTTCTCCTCATTTTTCGGCGGGCGTCCGGCCCCATCCGGCGCGGTTCCGGTGAGATCGCTGCCGAGCGCCGCGAGATTGACGGGCGCCAGGACCTGATCGCCACCCTCAACCGGCGCCAGCTTCTCGCTCCTGCGCCATTCGTTCGGCGACATCAGCCCCGACATGACCGCGAGGCGGCCAATATTGATGCGGGTCATGATGTCGGCGCGCAGGAGCGACGATTCGTCGAAATCGACCTCGAGCCCTTCTTCGTCGAGATCGAAGGTCTGGACGAACTTCTGCTCCCATCGCTCGAGATCGGGCATGATGGTCTCATTGACATAGGACTGGTCCGCCTGCGCCTGATTAAGCTTGGCGTTGGCGTCGACGACGCCCACCTTGTGCGGCGGCACCCGGAACCATTGGCAGATGTCGAGAACAGACAGCTTGCGCTGCTCGATGAATTGCAGATCGACCGATGTCAGCGACATCGGCTTCCATTCCAGCCCCTCTTCGAGCACGGCGACGGAGCCGACGTTCTGGATGCCAGTGAACAAGCTGTTCCAGGACGCCTTGAGCCGATCCGCCGCCTGTTGCGTCAAGGACTTGTCGGTCTGCAGCACGCCGGAGGGGCGCGCGCCATTGTTCATCCAGCGCGCCGCCTGCTGCATGAGGCCGATGGAGATGCCGACCGCGTCGCGCGCGACGCCGAGCCGGTTCAGCCCGACCGTGGCGTTGAACGCCATGCCACGCAGGTGAAAGATGTCGTCGGCCGGGATGCTCTGCGGCAGGTCGCGCAGCACGGCGATCTGAAAGAGGCCGACCCGGTTTACATTGTAGAAGATCTGCCCATCCGCCGCCTCCAGCACCATCACCGCGTCGGGGTTGACGGGGATCAGCTGCTCTGGGCGGCCGCGCCGGTCGCGCAGGATCACGGCGTAAGCGTTCCCGCGCAGCAAAAGCCCTGTCGTCATCTGCTCGGCGAATTCGAACCAGTTCTGTATGCGGTTCGGCCGGCGGAACAGCCGGGCGACCGGATGATCCGTGACCGCTTCGCGGCTGCCGTCGGCGAGCGGCCGGTAGAGCCGCGGGGCGCAGCGCGCGACATCTTCGGCGCGAATCGAGACGCAGGCATAAACGGTCGGGACCGTGATCGCCGTCGCTTGCGACACCAGCGCGCCCGATGACGACGGGATCGAACCGAGCGTCGGCAGGAAGCCCTGCGACGGCACGCCAGAGGATTTGACCTCGGTGAGTGGTTCGCGCCCCTTGGAGCGGAAAGGCCAGACCATTACGCGCCAATCCGCAGCATGAGAAGGTCCCGCTTTTCGTAAACGCTGCCGAGAAACCGGGGCTCTGGGTCGCGATCCATCAGAAAGACCGCGTCGAACAGCGCCATCAGCGGATCGATCTTCGCGGACCCCGAGGCCTTTTTTGTCACCATCAGCCCGTTACCGATCCACTCGACCTTGGCGTTGCCGACGGCCCACGCCATGATCCCCTGCCCCGCATGGATGAGCGCGCCCTCATTGAGTTTCCGTTCGGTGCTGATGGCCGCGCCGCCCAGCGCCCGGCCCTGCGTGACCGCGGAGATAAATTCGTCATCACCGTCCTGCGCAGCGACGCCCGCCGCCTCCAGCGCGCCGAGGAGCGGCCCGACACGGTTCGGGTCGAGGCCGATGCCGGCGAGCAGGCCCGTGTCATAGACGCGGCGAACGATCTCGACCGCCTCGTCGATATCCTGCCCAAGCCGCTCCACGACGGTGAGTTCGCCGGCCTTGACGAAGTCGTCGTAGTTCGACGCCTCAGCCTTTCGGCGCTCGACCGCTATTCTGTGGCACCAGCTATGGCCCCATGCGAGCCAGCGGCGGCGGTTGAGAATGCCGACGCCGGGCTCCCGCCCGAGCACGCACAGGCTGAAAAGGTCGTCTTTGCCGCCGAAGTCGACGCCAATCGTGACGACCTCCGAGCGCGCGAGCAGTTCGTCGAGCGTCAATGACGGGTCGGCGCAGGCCTCCCAATCCTCGGCGCCGGGCCAGCCGTCCGTGGTCAGCCCCTGGCCGATCTGGACGTTAAAGTGCTGCGACGCGATCAAGGCGAGCTGCGCGCTGCCCTCGGCCTCCGCCTCCTGAACGGTGCGTTCGAGAAACCCCTCGTCGACGGAGCGCCCGAGATTCGGGTTGATGATCGGCCAGTATTTGCGCTCCCGCCAGCCGCCGTCGACGGCGAGCCGATGCGGCAGCTCGTAGAGGATCGGCAGCAACGGCAACTTCATCTCGCCGTCGCGCACGGCGCGCGCCTTTTCGAGCTCCGCCTTGAACACCCCCTGCGGCGGCTTTTTCGACTGCGTGGTGACGGTGATGAGAAACCCATCTGGCCGAGCCGCCAGCGCGCCCCTCAGCTCGACCATGATGTCGGCGGCGTTCGCTTTTGACGCGAGCACATGCAGCTCGTCGATCATCGTCCCGACCTGCTTGCCGCCGGTGATGACGTCCGTGTCGGCCGCCTTCACCTTCAGGCTGGCGCCCATGCGCCGGTGAGTGATGGTGCGGACATAGTGGCCCTGAATGTGGAAGAGCTTGGAGAGTTCCGGGTCCGCGCGAATGGTCCCCGCCGCCTGCTTGAAGGCGATGTCGGCGATCTCCTTCGTCGGCGCGACCAGCACGAATTCCGCCTCGGGCCGCCGGTTGACGATCAGCGCTTCGACCATGATGGCGGCCGAGGTGCTGCTCTTTCCGTTCTTCTTCGGGATCAACCAGAAGAACTCCTGGATCTCCCGTCGGTTGGTGACCGGGTCGTAGGAGCCGAAAATCGCCTCTACGATCGGAAACAGCCACGGTCCCGCAACATCGTCCATGCGCGGCAAGCCGTGCATGTCCGGCACGCGCAGGCGCTTGAAGATGCGCAGCGCGCGTTCGGCCTCCTCCTTGAACAGCGGCAGGTCGGGGACGAGACTTTCGCCGGCCATCAGCCGGCGCTCCCAGTCAGGACAGGCCGTGTTCCACATGTTTGCCGTCAGTTCCGCGCCTATCTGGTTAAGAGAGACACCTACTACCTGTAGTGTGCCGGGTGTCCGCGCCGATCCTGTCCGAATGGCCGTAAGTGACCCTGAGCGATCTTCTCCATCGGCCCTGACCAAGCTGCAAAATAGAGGACCAGTTCTGCACCGGATTTTCGTGCTAAAAAAACTCTGCTTATTCAATGTTTTGAATTCAGAACAAAATTGTGGATTTACGCACGGACGAGCACATTCCTTGACAGCACCACGTCCCCGATACGAACGTATCGGGGCGGGAATGGTCCGCAAATGCATCTGTCATTGAACGGGAGGACAACATGCCCGATTGGGAACCAGATGATACATTTCATAAAATGACCGGTGGTGAATACAACGGAGTGCTTTACGTCAAAGAAGCCCTAGCTAGAGCCAATATGCCCGATTTTGGGAAACGCATTGTTACATCCCGCGATCCTGGGATGAGAGAGGTCGAGGAATTACTCCTACGGCCAAATATGCCAGAAGGCGTGCGGAAAGGTCAGTTACCAATTATAATTTCGGCAGGCAGGCCATCATTTCTGTTTATCACGTCCGTTCCTCCGGACACCCGTGTTGATAGGCATATGCATCCTGATGATGCGATTACCCGCGTGATAATGAATGGTTCAATAACGCTAGAAGGAGTGGAGTTAACTCAGGGCGACTGGGCCTACGTTCCAAACACGGTCCCGTATTCATACACAGCAGGGCCATATGGAGCTACTATACTTCATATATATAATTGTGGCGGCGGGGACGATTTCGCGGCTGATGAGGCATGGAAGATACACGGGTTTCCGGGGGGTGGCCTATCCCCTATAAAGGGACCGCCTAAGTCAGACGTTCCGCGCAGCTGGTTCTCTGTTCCGCCGAAAGGTAATGGTTCTAAAGGAGAGCCATCTCCTACTTGAAAGCTGCAGGCAGCCGATAATCTGTGCTCTGCTCATTAAACGGTTCGCCGCGTGGAATTGCATCAATCCACGCAGAGTCTCAAAGACGGGGGCATAAAACCTCTCGTCGGCAGCGTCGGCGACAGCTATGACAACGCGCTCGCTGGGGACGATCAACGGCCTTTACAAGGCCGAGGTAATCTGGCGGCGCGGGTCGTGGCGCAGCGCCGAGATCTCTGAGCTTCTAATTCGACTTGTGGATGATTTAATTCAAAACGTCCCGGCTCGCTCTGCTCAGGGCGACGGCGTGGCGCCTTCTCTCAGAAGGGAGCTGTTTTTCGAGCGAAATCCGTGTTCCGAGATTCTTGAATTCGGCAACAAAATCCAGTCCCGACGGACCAAGGAAGGATCGGTCCTCATTCGGACGCCAACGGCTGCTCATGGCGCATTGCCGACGCCAGATGAGCTGTCTGAACGATCTACGTGTAGTGGGCATCTGTCTTAACCGGATAGGCACGGTTAGTTCATCATGCCCGGCGGGACAAGATCATCGCCCCATTCGGTGCCGGCACCCGCCGTCGCCGCGGCGCGCGCCTGCTGCGCCTTCTTGCCGAGAAACTCGGAACCGAGGTCACGGTCCTGCGGATCGGCGCTGGCGCGCTTCCACCCCGCGCGGCATTCGAGCCAGAATTTTGCCGCGGCGACCTTGGCGGCCGTGTGATCCTGCATCGTCGCGATCTGGAACAGGCTCTGCGCCACGGTCGAATTGGCGACCGTCGCGGCGATCGTGAGCTCCCGGTAATAGTGCTTGCGCAAGGTCTTGGCGTCGATTCCGATCACAAACGCAATCTCGTCCTGTGGCACGCCGTAAGAGGCCATCGCCTGCACGGTCTTGCGATCGCGCTCTGTTGGCGCGTGCGGCGGCCGGCCGCCCTTATCATGTTCAATCATTTTCGATTTTCGCTGATTAATCCGCAGAATGATGGCGAAATCCGCCTTCACTTCCCGCTCGATCTACGCCTGTATGTCGTCATCGCAACGGAGGCGAACATGACGAACATCAAGCAGAAAGAAACGGCGCTTAGCGCCTTCATCGCCAAGAAGGCTGAGATCGACGCCATGCTGTCCCGGCTGAGCACGCTGAGCGACGACCACTTCAACTGCACGCCCGACGAGATCAACTGGGGCCATGTCGGAACGCTGGCGAGCTACGCGAACCTACTGAAACAGATCACCGACTCCGCGTTCCACGAGGGCGAATTCGCCGAATAGCGCGCCTTTCCAGCGTCCGGCTCCTGCCCGCGCCAACTGCGGGCTTCAGCTCGTAGAAGGTCGCGATCGTCGCGGTCTCCGGCTGAAGGAGCCAATTCCATGAAACTCACTGACACCCAGCTCATCGTCCTCAACAAAGCCGCTCAGCGCTCGACCATGCTGGCGCTGCCGCTCCCTCCCAATCTGAAAGGCGGCGCCGCGAACAAGGTCGTGATCCCGCTGATACAGAAAGGGCTACTCGAAGAAGTCGACGCCAACACGCGCACCGGCGAGACGATATGGCGCGAGACAGGAGCCGGCCACGGCGTCACGCTCGCCATTACAGAGGCCGGTCTCGCCGCGATCGGCATCGAGCCAGAAACGGCGAAGCCCAAATCGAATGGCGCGCCCAAGGCGGCGGCCAGCAAGGCCCCGGTGAAAGCGCAAAAGGCGGCCACGGGCGCCAAGAAGGCGAAACCGGCGAAAACCGCCGCGCCCGCCGAGAAGACCGCGCCCAAGGCGCCCGCGAGCGCGACGGAGCGCACGCCGCGCGAGGGCACGAAACAGGCGACCATGATCGCCATGCTCCAGCGCAAGGACGGCGCGACCATCGCCGAGATCGTCGAGGCGACGGGCTGGCAGCAACACACAGTGCGCGGTGCCTTCGCCGGGGCGCTGAAGAAGAAACTCGGGCTCACCATCGTCTCCGAGAGGGTGGACGGGAGGGGACGCGTCTACCGAATCAGCTAACCCGCCCGTGAATTGGATGCTCGGGAGCCCGCCGAATGGCGGGCTCCAGATCGGAAGAATTGAAATGCCGAAAAGTCGTTCTCGTCTCGAACGCCTTTTGCTGGCGACAAATTCAAGGTCGGGGGCTCCGACCTTGAAACTCCCGTCCATAGAGATGGTTTGCGATTGCGTGACTGCTCCCCAAAAACACTGTAACGATCTTCTCGCATCTCTCAATTTGAGGAAGTCTGATGGCAAGAAGAGCAACTACGAAAAAAGCGGCGCGCAAAAGCGTCGCCAAGAAGGCGCCCCGCAAAGCCGTTGCGAAAAAGGCTACCCGGAAAAGCGCAACCAAGGCAGTCGCTAAAAAGGCGACGCGCAAGGCTCCGGCCAAGAAGCGGACCCGGGACCCCGTTGGCAAGGCGACCGCTGCGCATCTCGTAACGGAAAAGAAACTTGCGATTGCGAAGAAGGCCTATGATCGCGCTGTGGTCGCCGAGGCGCGCGCAGCCGAGAAACTCAAGACCGCCACTGATAAGCTTGCCGCGAAGTCCCGCAAGCAACAAGCAGCCAACGGCCGCGCGTCTTCTGACGAGGCGTAAGGCTTCTGGAAATGCGGCGAAGGGGAGTTTCATCGTTCCCGCCGGGAACAATGAATTCTCCCCCGAGAATTATTCCCAAGCGGAATAATTCTCGCATCAGGTGCTTTTTCCATTCGGGAAAAAACTCAAGCGACCTTCCCGACAGGAAGGTTGCTCCGGTGCGCCAAATTGAACAGCCGGCGCAGCGCGTAGCTCCGGACCAGAGAAACAACAGTAAAGATCGAGCCCATAGCGAGGTTCTGTTCCAGCGTCGCGTGCAGTCCGAACCGCGGAAACACAATCATTTGCGTCAATACCGCGACGCCGTATCCGACGATCACGTTCGTAACCGCCTCGACGAGGGACATGGTGCGCGATTGCATCGGAGGGTGTTGGGCCTCTCTTTGACGGGGGCAGGTAAAAAGGACGGCGAGGCTACATCGCCATCCTTTGGGATTGGTGAAATCACGCAGCTTTCGCTTGCGGAGCTTCGGCCTGTTCAATCGCCCTCAGGTACAGGTCCAACAGCGACTCATGTTCGTCCCGTTCGTCCTTGTCCTGCTTGCGCAGACGGAGGATTTCCTTGAGGATCTTCACATCAAGGCCTTCCCCTTTGGCTTCGGCGAAAATCTCCTTTTTCGCTTCGGTCAGTGCTTTCATCTCTTCATCGACCTGCTCGATGCGCTCGATGAGGGAAAGAATGCGGGTGCCTGCAACGCCTACCGTGTCGGTCATGTCGTGCCCTCTTGTTGATGCGGGGGCACGGTATCGGTGCAAGAGTGACTGAAAGGTTAAGTGCTCAGGCGGCTTCGCTTTCAGCAGCTAAAGCGCCACGCCGGTCGGTTCCGATATCTGCGAACAAGCGATTCTCGCCCGCGAGAACCGCCGTCTTCCCTGAGAACGCCTGCCAGCGGTTGATGATCACGTCGCAGAAGATTTCGGAAAGCTCCAGCCCGTAGACCCGCCGCCCGGTCTTCTCGCCGGCGATATGCTGCGAGCCGGAGCCCGAGAACGGCTCGTAGCAAACCTCCCCTGGAAGCGTGTGAAGCTCCATTGGCAGCGAGAACACCCGCACCGGCTTCGACGTCGGATGTTCCCGCGTTTCGATCTCACTCGAAGGGACGTTCCACACCGTCGTCGGCCAGCTGTCAAAGCCCTCGCGGTTGACGCGGGGCTTCTTGCCCGTGCGCCAGCCAAACAGGCAGGGCTCATGCGCCCAGAGCATGATCGAGCGCGTCAGCACCGGCCGGCTCTTGGCCCAGATAATCTGCTGGTGATGCAGGACGTCGAATTTTTTCCAGCACGCCTCCAGCATCGCCTGCCGGCGCGAGGCGTGCCAGCAATACCACGCGGCGTCCTCCGCGATGGCGCAGTCGATCGCGACCTGCATGAAGGCCTCGTAAAACTCGGGGCCTTGCGAGGAATCGTCCCAGTGCGGCTGCTCGATATAATCGTCGCTCCAGTCCTTGTTGGCGATCTTCTTGGCCCGCGCCGTCGCACCCTTTTTGGTGGGGTGGTTCGTGCCGTCGTAATCGACAAGATAGGGTGGGTCGGTCGCGAAGAGAGCGGCGCGCTTGCCGTCCATCAGCCGGCTCACATCCTCGGCGCTGGTCGAGTCGCCGCACAGCAGCCGATGCTCGCCGAGCAGCCAAAGGTCGCCGCGGCGCGTCACCGGCCGCTTGGGCGGCTCGGGGATTGTGTCCTCGTCGGTGAGACCGGCGGTCGCCTCAGGCGCCCGCAATGCGGCGAGGAAGTCCGCCTCGAAGCCAATGACCCCGATGTCGAACTCCGCCGCGGAGAGGTCGGCGAGTTCCATCTTCAGGATGTCCTTGTCCCAGCCAGCGTTCTCGGCCAGCTGGTTGTCGGCAAGAACATAAGCCCTCAACTGCTCGGGCGACCAATCCGCCCCCACGGTGAGCGTCGGCACCTCTTGCAGGCCAGCCGCCTTCGCCGCCTCCACGCGCCCGTGGCCGGCGATGATCATCCCATCCGCGGTCGCCAGCACAGGATTGGTGAAGCCGAACTCCCGGATCGACTCCGCCAACTGCGCGACCTGCTCGGGCGAATGCGTCCGCGCGTTGCGCTCGTATGGCTTCAGGTCGGCGATCCGACGCATCGCGATCTGGTTCAAAAGATCATCCTCAATCCGGCCCTCGCGCGTGCGCGCGTAGACGGGAAAAACCTCCGCGCGCCGGTTCAGATATTTTTCGGCCGGGGATTTTTTGTGCGCGTGCGACCCGCTCCGATTGCAGCTCCCACGCGCCACCAGGAATCTAACCCCCATCCCCTCTGCGCCCTCTGCGCATGCGATCGGCGCGGACCGCGGCACTCTTCCTGTTATGGCAGGCCATGCAGAGCGTCATGCCATTCGCCACATCAAGCGGTGAACCGTCATCTTCTATTTCGATGACGTGGTCAGCAATCAGCCGCGAGGCGCGTGCGCCGCACCTCTGGCAGGCATAGCGGTCGCGACGCTTCACGGCCGCGGCCCACTGCTGATGCTCTCTCGACTGATAGTGTCGCGCATTGCGCCCGCCCGCCGTGTCAGGCGACTTGATGCGAGGCGCTGGCGTCTTGATGCGCCAGGGGAGAGAGCGAAGACTCACGCCATGTCCTTGTCTCGTGGCGACATGCCAGAGCAGTTCCGTTGTCACAAACCAGAAACATCACCCTTCAGCATCCATTCAGGTCCGCTGGCGCTTAATGGCGGCGTTGATGAGGCTCACGGTTCTTGGAGGGGATCGATGACTACGCTTCGCAAGACCATCACCGCCACCGCGCTTGTCGCGCTGTTCGCAGGAACGATAGCAACGACGCCGGCGTCAGCTTGGTATTACGGCAACAACAACGGCGCCGCGATCGCCGGAGCGATGATCGGAGGCATGGCGCTCGGCGCTGCCGTCGGCACGTTGGTCAGCCAGCCCAACTACAGTTACGGCTATAGTGGAGGCTATGGCACGGGATACGGCTACGGACCGGGTTACGCCAATGGCTATGGCTACGGCTATGTGCCTTATCGAACGGCGCCCTCATCCGGCTATGGAGGCGGTTACGGATACGGCAATGGTTATGGATACGGGTATGGCTACGGTCGCCGCCATCGTCATTGGGACGACGACGACGATTAACAAGTAACCGAGCGGGATATGCGCGTCGCCCTATCCCCTCCCCGGCGCCAGGCGCGCATTTGAGAGCCGTTCACGTCATCGTGAGCGGCTCTCATTCGTTTGTTCTCGATGCCGTGGGATTGAACGGCACTAAAAGCGAAAACGCCCGGAAGCGGGGGCTCCGGGCGCATTTCTGAGATTCCAATATCGGAACTTTTAGCAGATGCGCAGGTGGACGTCAATACGTTTGGCGATCATTTTCAATGCGTTATGCTTCGCATCACTGCGGGTTCTGGCGCATTGCAGCGTGCTTCTTCTTGGTTACAGCTTGAATACCCGGACCAGCGCATTCAACGCGAGACGCAGATTGCCGATGTCCTCTTCCCGCCAGTTGTTCGTATCCTCGTCAGCGCAGATGACGCGGTAGATCAGCAGCGTTGGCCTCTTGCCTGCCGAGAAGCGATGTTGACGGTCGCACTCGTCGAGCGCATCGGTCGCCTGCTGGAAACGCTCCCGCAGTTTCTCGATCGCGTCGAGCACGGGTTCGCTTGGCGAACTGCCAAAGATGCCCTCGTTGATCAGGATACCCGCAACCGACCGCGGGCTCGGCGTCGGCAGGCCCATCACGATGTGGTGATGTTGGTAGAGCTCGCCGAAGACGACGCCGGCTTGATACTGGCTTTCGCTGATCATGTGACGAAACGCCAGACGACCGAGCGACGTGCCGAGCCGTTCATCGTGGGCCTGTTTTACTGTGACACCATAGTGGCGCTGCCGCGCCGCGAGCGCTGTGGCCATTGCCTCGCGTTCGGTTTCCTCCCGTTTGAGTTTGCCACAGTTGTGTCGAGCACCCGGCTTGCGTTTGCGTCCGCGGATCATTGGATCACCTCCGGCAAGAGGGCGGCGTAGCCGATCACATCGATCGCGCTATCGCGGTGTTTGGGATCATGCGCGAGCCGCGCGAGCTTTAAATCGATCATGCACAACACGACCTGCCGCGCAGAGATTGGCGTTCCGAGAGTCAGAGACCAGCGCGCGGCGATCGCCGTCATGGAGACCGCTGCATCGCCATAAGCCGATTGACGTTGCGCCAGAACAGCCTCCGCGTCATCGAGAAGGGCGGCGATGGTCATTGGACGCCGCCTTTCGTCTCGATCGCCCACAGCAGGATGGCAATCGCATCGGCCTCGTTGTCGTCGGCAGGATTGAAGCCGTGCGAGCGGACCGACGCGATCACCGTCTCCTTGTCGGCGTTGCCCTTGCCGGCGATGAAACGTTTGATCGTGCCGACCGGCACGCCCTGGTAAGGGATCGTCTGGTGCTCACACCACGCCGAAAGCGTCGCGAGAAAGCCACCGTAGAGATGCGCGGCGTCGACGCCGACATGGCGGCGCACCTCCTCGAAGTGCACGGCCTCGATGCGGCCGGCGTAGCGCCGCAACTGTTCTAGCCAGGCGCGAAAACGCAGATAACGCATGCCGCCGCCGTCATAGCGGCTGGGTTTGAAGGATGCGGTCCCACTGGTGACGACGCCATCAGCGCCGAGCAGCGCCCAGCCGGTGGTTGTGCCGAGGTCGAGGGCGAGGATGGCGGCGGGGGACGCGGCGGAGATGGGGATCGCAGCGGAGGCTGCCGATGCAGCGGGCAGAGTCAGGGTTGTCGAAGCCATGGGCAGTCTCCGTTGCTGAGGGTTATCGGTGGAGAGGGTGACAGTGGTGTCGCGTCTGGCTGTCCCTGGATGCTGGAGCGGCTGATCGCGCCGGTTCGTGAAGGGCGCCCGTTCATTCGATCGCAGGATCCCATCCTGAGGGGAGGCGCACCGCCCATGGCGTGCGCCCCCATCCGTAGGATGGGGATAAAGGACACCTAGTAAAAAAGGTGGCTTAACCCACTGACCGAATTTCAAAAAACGTAGTTTGGGAAGCTCGATCGCGCGTGTCTCGCCGAATCTGGTTAGCGAGTAGTCCTGCAAGGCGCAGCGAAATTCCGCAGGGGTAGTTTCGGAAACACGCCCAATCTGGTCAGGGCGTGGTTCTGCGAAACGGATGGCGCCTCTGCGGGGGCAGTTTGGGAAATCGACCCAAACTTCCCCAATCTGGTTAGCGCGCAACGCTGCGTAGATCGCTTGGGGATGGTCGATCATGGCTCGACCTCCTCGGGATAGACCCAGACAGACGGATTTTCGACTTCGAGCAACGCCCCGGTCCGGGGGCACTTGTAGTGGCTTGGCAGCACGGAAATGCTGCTGCGGCTCACCTCTCCGGTCGCCGGATCGGTCATCTCCTCCGGCGACGGCGTCGTCATGCCCTCTACGCACAGATAGCCGAATCGGGATCGTGAAGGCGGCAGGCCCAAGGACGCGCCGTCGCGCAGGAACTTGATGTAGCCCTTCGTCGCCAGGACGCTCAGCCGGTCGCGTATGGTGTCCTTGCCGCCGAGGCCTCTTTTGTTTTCGAACGACTCGCAGAACTGGTTAGTCGTGTAGAGGCGGCCCTCGGCAGCTTCGTCGAGGAGGAACCCGAGTATGACGTCGTGCTTGCGCAGACGCTCTGCATCGAGCTTTTCACCGTGCTCCTTTCGCACGAGACGCTCGTTCATGGGATTGAGTTCGACCCACCGGCCGTTGATCTTGTCGATGAGCTTCGCCGGCAACGCAGGGCCGTTGCGCAGTTCGATTTCCAGCTTGCGCGCCGCGTCGTCCTCGTCGGGCTGGTGCATCAGCAGGCCCGAGGTGTAAAAGCCGCGCAGCGCGCTGGCGCCGGATAATGCCTGAAATGGATCCTCGGCCACGGCCTTGCGCGGCGTCTTGCGCGTGTGATGGGCGAGGATTATGCCGCACGCCGGTGCGACGGCCTCGCGCAGCATCTCGACACGCTCGGTGAGGAAGAACATCATGGCTGAGTTGTCGTTCTCGCCACCGTCCTTGCCGCCGTCGAACAGGTTGCGGATGGGGTCGAGGCAGATGATGTCGGGCGCGCTATCAGGGAAGCGCGTGCGAATGGCGTCGGCGACGCGGGCGAGCCCCTTGTCGTCGAGGATCATTTTGAGTTTCGGCGTCGCATGCAGATTGTCGCGCGCGCCGGCAATGACCGCAGGATCGAGCCGGATGCCTTGCATGCGCTCGCGCAGATAGTGATACTGGATCTCTGCCTGCAGGTAGAAAATCCGCAGGGCGCGCGGCGGGACGAAGCCGAGGAAGGGCGCGCCCGCCGCCATGTGGACCAGAAGCGAGATCAGGAAGTCGCTCTTGCCGACCTTGGGCGCGCCACCCAAAACCAGCAACCCGCCCGGCGTGAGGACGCGCGGCCCAATGATGTCCTCGGGCATCGGCGAGGCGTCGTCGAGCAACTCGCCGAAGGAGAACACCGGCATCGCATGCACGCGTGGCGCGGCGTCCGCGTCGAGGTGGATGAGCGGTGGCCCGTTCTTCTCGATGTGCTTTGCCCACAGTCGGTCGGCTTCGAGCTTGAGGCGCGTCAGCGGCCACGGCGGGCGCACCATGGCGGCGTTATACTGGCAGATCGCCTCCCACCCATCGTCGGGGCTCATCTCGCCCTTGTGGACGAGGCGGATGTAATGGCCGGCCGCCGCGCTGATCCCGGCGAAGCGCGACCAGCCGTCGACGCCGCCTTCGCGCACCGGCGTGGTCAGCACTTCGTGGATCGTCGGCTTCTCGCGCTCGATCGGCTCGGGTCCGGCATGGATGAAGCGGATCATGTTGTCGACGCGCTCGGCGAACTCGCGCAGGTCGACCTCCACATGTCCGTTGTGAAGGCGGATGGTGACGGCGCGACGGAAACCGCCCTTGTGGTAGACCGAGCCCGCAACCCGGATCGGCTGATGGGCGGAGCGGAAATGCCAGTCGCCGCCGATCTTGCGGGCGATATCGCCGCGCAGCCGGCAGACGGTCTGAATGTCTCCCTCGGTCGCGGGCTCGGTCAGCTTCCACCAGACATGAAGCTTGGGCTGGCCTTCCTGCGTGCGCCCGCCGCTTTCGACGACGAGCGTTGGCGGACCAAGATGGTCGACGAGATGCTCGCATTTGGCCGCGATGTCGCCGTCGTCGAGATCGACGACGACTGTCTGCATCTGAATGACTTCATCAGCCTTGGCCTGACCCGTCGCTGCGACGGTGCCCGGCACGACATAGACCGCGGAGCCCTCGCGCCACGCCCAATTGACGAAGGTAACGAGCTTGTCGATCGCGTGTTTGTCGGCTTCGACCCAGATATTGTTGTTTGGGCGGTCGTCGAGATCCTGCCCCTTGTCCACGAATCCGCGGACAGGGATCAGGCCCTCGCAATAGCTGAACACCACGTCGAGGAAGATCTTCAGCTGCTCGACGTCGGGCTCGATGTCAGCCGGGTCAATGATGGCGGAAACATCGTTGAAGTCCTGCCAAGGGTTGAAATGGATGATGTTGTCGTCGCTCATTTCAGCAGGCTCCAGCAGCGGTTCGACCAGGAGCACATGCGGCACTCGAAAAACTCGCGTTCGCGGGCGATGCGGGGCAGCAGCTCGCCGGCGTCCGTCGCCTGCAGAACGCGCACGGCGCGATCGCTCATGCGCTGCGCCAGTTCGGCGTCAAAGGGCACGAACTCGTGATGAAGCTCGGCCGTGTCCTTGTTGGTCGCGGTGAACAGCGCCGGGTTCGCAGCCACGCCGGGAATGGCGGCGTCCATGTAGGCCTGATAGAGCGCGATCTGCGCCGCATAGATTGGCTTCGACACGGCGACGCCCTTCGCCACCGTCTCGCGCCAGTTCTTGGCGTTCATGGTCTTGTGCTCCCACAGCGCCGGGACGGCGCAGGTGAGCGGCTCCGCGACGCCGGCGATGACGCCGTCGACATGGCCGCGGATACGCCCACCGGCGACGGAGAAGCCGAACTGTTCGCCGTCGGGGCGGTTGCCCTTGCGGGTGTAGAGATCGAAGCCCGCGGCGCGTAGCCAGCGCACGGCGAGATCTTCGAGGGTATGGCCAATGGCGAAGATGCGCAGCGTACGCCCCGAGAAGTCGGCGCCCTCGTCCTTGGGCGCGCCGGCGAACTCGAACTGCAGCGCACGCTCGCAGGCGTGGCCGATGCGCGAGCCGCCGAGATAGTCGCGCGGCGCGCGGCCGGCATTTTCTTCGACGAGCGCGGCGTCGATGGCGGCGTTGATCTTTTCTGTCACTGAAGGGCGGTGGTTGAAGTCAAGCATCAGAACGGGACCTCCGCGTCGGTGGTCTTGGCGATCTCGCCCATCGTCTCCTGAAATCCCGAGACCATCTCGGCGATCAGGTCGAAGGCTTCCTGCTCGGAAAGGTCGGCGAAACGCTTCTCCCACCCCATGCGATCAATGAGATCGGGGATGCGCTTCATCGTGGCGCGAATGGCGTCGGCTTCGTGTTTCGAGAGAACAGCCATGAGTTCGGGATTCCTTGCCTGCGCGGCATAAAACCGCTGACAAACTTTCGAGCAGAACCAGGCGGTGGGCGCGGGCCAGCCCTTGGCCCACGGATCGGCGTAGCCGAACCCCTGGCAGCGCTTCCGACAGACAGCGCAGATGATGGTTTTGGGCCGGTTGGCTCCGAGACGTGCGAGAGGCGGGAGCGACATGATCCCCTCCCTCACGCCGCGTGCGTCGACTGCTCGGCCCCGAAGACGAGCCGGCGGATGGCGCCGCGATTGAAATGGAATGTCAGTAACGCCGAGGCCTGATACCGCGTGAGCGAGTAGTCCATGCG